CGCTTTAGCTTGTCATCGATGCGGATCAGTAGTCCTTCTTTTGCGGACAACTGACTGAACACTCCTAAAGGCTCTAATGCTGAGTTGCCGTACTTACGATTCTTCTCGATAAGCATTTTATGAATCTGCTCAAGCACTTCTTCTACCTGGATTGCGAATGGAGGTTTCATATTGTTTTAATTTGTGGCTAGTGCAGGTACCGCCCCTGCTGCTTGGTCTTTTGCATTTTCAGCGTCACCCATGATTTACTTTTAATCTAACTAGCCTGGAGTGGGTCTATTCCCCACAGTCAACTAAAGCCACTTTATTTCTCTTTTCGGTCGGGCTGTACACACCCTAATAAAGTGAGTAAGCAGTAGTATTTTAATTCTAATAAGAAAGGCTACCTGCTAACAACTCACACCCCAATTGCAGGCAGGTGGGGTCACTTAGCCTTGTAGTCGAGGACAGGATTTGAACCTGTACTACGGATTGGGACTACATTACTGCGTCTACTTCACCGAGTGCTACCATTACACCACCTGACTAGGTGTTAATCTTTAAAAACTCAATCCACCATTTAACTAAACAGGTCGTGAGCAACAGAGACAAAATTATAATTGATGTCTTCTTTAAGTAGCTTTTCTTTATCATAGTATTGCTTGAACGAGATAAACCTATCTCCTTTTAGATATTGGCTAGTCCTAAACTTAGACCTTCCTTTCTTAATCAGTAAGCCATCTCCAAATAGAACATAGAACTCGTTCTCAGCAACTGCTTCGTTAAACTCTAGGTACTCAATCCACCACTCACTAGGTTTGCGGTTTTCATCGAGTACCTTGGTAGCAGATAGGTATCCAAAGGGATTGAGTACTTGAGCTTCTTCCATCTTATTTAAAGAATCGTTTAATTACACTTTCTTTCTGTTCCTTGTGCATATATAGCTTTTGCCTTAATATTTCAATAAGTTCAATAGCTACATGGTTTTCTATTTCGGCTATATTTTCTTTATAGTCAATAACCAAGTTTCCTGTTTCTGAATCGACATAAAAGTCTAACTCTTCGTATTTATATTTAATCATTATCTGTAATTGTGGTGTAAGTGTCTAGTAATAAGTTGAAGCTTGATAACATATCTAGGATTCTCTAGCAGTTCTGTTAGTCTAGGCTCTACCATTCCCATGAAGTGGTTGAAGAATATCTCTCCTGCTTCAGGATGGTCTTCCATGTCGGGGTCAGCCTTAATTCCGTTTCGCTCACAGAATACGCAGGATCGTACCGCTCTTTTAATCTGTTCCTTTGAGTATTTCATCAATCAAGATGTTTAAATAAGTGACGAAAATAGCAAGTACCAATGCAAACATCCCAAGAGACTTAGAAATCAAATATAGGCAGGTCATAAAACCCCACGCTACATTTATGAATTTAAGTAACTGCAAAAGATGCCTTTTCATTTCGGTGTAAATTTAATAGGATGTGATATTTCATTTCCATTAAAGTCTAAGAGTTTGCCGTTCATTTCAAAGTGTACTTCCATGTGTTTATTCTTATAGTTCTGAATCAGCAGCTTGATTTTCTCTTGAACATCTTCAATGGAGAGAAACTCTCCATATCCGATGTCTTGCCACTCTGTGTATTCGTTGAACTTATTAATAAACCTACGCTTCAGTATAAAATCAGAAGGGGAGTGAGCTTTCTTTCTCGGCATACTGAGGTTTAGATTGATGTGCTTGCTTTTTCTCTACCACCATCGCTGGTTTACCATCAGACCAAAATACTTTGCCTGAACCTGTCCAGAACTTCTGTTTTTTAGCCTCTCTGTCCTCTTTTGTCTGAGATACATAGGACTGAACATTCTGTCCGTAATCGTTCGCCTCATCGTTCATAGAGATGGTCAATGAGACTCCTTTAAGACCCTTTGCTTTAACTGTGCTTAGTAGGGTTTCTAGTGTTTCCTGCTTTAGGAAGATTTCTGATAAATTTGCCATTTTTTTAATTGTTTTTGGTTTGTCTTGTAATATTAAGTTATTGATTTATTGGATTCAAGAAAATTCTGATATTTTTCATAGAAGTCATCAAAGTTTTTGACTATCCAGTACTGACCTCCAGACTTTTCTATTGCCTCTTGGTAGACTTTCTGATGCTCTGACTGCCTATCTCTGCCTATCTTTACTTCTATCTTTACCGACCTTCCCAGGATTGTAGCTGAAATATCTGCTGATCCCTTGGTAGCCGTTGACTTTCCCCAGGTCATAGAGCCGATGGTCTTGGTTCTGCCTAGCACATCGGTGACTTGCTTTCTATTGTCGATTGGTCTACCCATGGTGTTGATTCGCTCTGCTTGGTATCCACTAAGCTCTAGGAACTCCTTGACGCACTTGGTTAGTCCATTTGCTGTCTTATCCTCGTACTTGGGTGCTGATATAGCATACTTAGGAACATTAGGATAAGATTCTAGCATAGACTCCTGCTTGAGTTGTTTAAGAATGTCAAGTGGTTTCATATAGATAGTTGCTTATCAAGTTGATTGTACTGCTCGATTGCTTTAAATATCTGATATACTACCTGGGGAACTATTGCGTTTCCTCCTGCTTTGATTGACTCGTTTCTCCATTTAGGAAAGGTAATAGAGTCCAATCTGTTGGAAAGCCCATCATCTCCATCACAAATTGGGGAGACAGTTGGGAATTTTTCCCATCTATTGAATTCATTGTTGCCCAACTGCCCAAATCGTTTCTTTCTCCCCTTCCTCTGTTTATCAATGATTCCCTGCTCCCACTCCCCAATCTGTCCGATGCAGTTGGAGTTGGAAGCATTTGATGAAAAATTTGTTCTGTTAAACTCCCTGGACTCCATTGCCTGCCTACTGATTTCCTGTATTCTGTCCTTTTCTCTAATCTTGTTTGACTTGGGACTATATCCACAGTAGATGGAGTAAGCAACAAACCAAACCCTGTCCCTTCTGTGTGGAGCGTTGACGCTTGCAGCTGGAAGTACATACGGTTGTACTTCGTACCCTTGAGCTTCCAAGTCAGCTTGCACTTCGTGGAATACCAACCCTCCATCCCAATTAACAAGTCCGAGAACATTTTCGCCCACGACCCATGTCGGTTGAATTTCTCGTATTGCTCTAAGCATTTCGGGCCATAAATGGCGTTCATCCTCTTTGCCTTTTCTTTTTCCTGCCATTGAATAGGGTTGGCATGGGAATCCACCGGTAATGATGTCAATTGTTCCTCTGTGAATAGAGAAATCTGTCTTTGTGATATCATGATATGATATTGCTTTAGGCCAATAATAATTTAAAACTTTCTGTCCAAACTCATTCCACTCACAATGGAATACATTCTCCCACCCCATCCATTCGGAGGCTAAATCAAAGCCTCCTATACCGCTAAATAGTGATCCGTGTCTCATCTTAAAACGGCAAATCAAAAGCCTCTAAATGTGCAAATGGAGTCTTATAGTCTGTTCCAAACCTGCAAAGGTATTGAAATGCAAGAACTCTATTTGCTTCTCTCATCTTTAGCCATATTCCTTGGGTGTAGGTCTTATCATATTCCCCAGGTCTCTGCTCCATAAACTTATCCCAAAATACTTCAAATGGGATTTCTGATATTTCGTCTAGTGCTTCAATCATTTCTTTAAGTGTTTATAAATAGTGGTTCTACTAACATTCAGTAACTCTGCTAACTCAGAGCGGTTAAAATCAGGGATGGTCTTATGAATCATATCAATTTTCTTTTCTAATCTCACTAAGCTCATTGGACTCCAAGCTACTGACCTTAATCTTCTTTGACATCGCAATGAAGTAGTTACTCAATTTCTCTGCCTTCAGCAAGGAATCCTTAGTAACAAAATCAAAGTCCTTCCCTGTCTCAAAAGAAGTCAAGGTATTAATCAACAAAGCAAATCTAGGGACATAAGCCTTCTGCTTACTCAACATCGACTTTACATATTCTGATATATCATCAGAGTTCTGCAAGTCTGTGATGTTGTTAAATATCCGCTCCCACTCAATATCTGCTTGGCTATCAAATCGAATGATTCGACTCTCAATCTCTCCAAACTTATTGTACTGCAACACCTGAGTCCGAACTAGGTTATAGAACTGACTTATGTAAGCCTCATACCAATCCAATATTTCTTGGTCTATGGAGTTCTTGTTGTAATGCTCAATCTCCTTATCAGGATAGCTAACAAGCAATCGGTCTAAGAACCCATTGTCTTTGTTTTCCATAGTGGATATCTGCGAGAATATACCAGGCTGAATACCACCAAGCACAGGAATCAACGGGCTCTGCACAAAGCTACTCTTGGCAGTCTTCCGTGTCAGAATCGCTGCTTGGTTAGACCAACAAGACAACCAAAACTCAAGATCAGAACCAGGCTTGTACTTGTTCATGTCCTTAATCCATCCGTTCAGCTCATCCTTAAATACTGCTATACCTACTTGGTTTTCCTCATGCAAATCCGCCAAGGCTTCAACAGTAATATCATTTACTATTAACTGCTTTCTCACAGGCTCCCTAACTTCCTCCACATCCTTCTTCTCCTTTGCAGTCAGTCGCTCGTACTCCTTGTACTTCTTATATTCGTTCTGATAGTGCTTAATCTCAAAGCTATTCTTCTTTGCAATAGGGAATATGATGGCATTTATACTAGGGGTCTTACCTAGACCTGCCTTGCCTATCAATCCAATCCAAATGTTGCAAGATTCTCTCCAGCCTGTTTTCACCTCCACCTTGCAAGCATTACCAATACACAGCGACAGAAGCCAAAGTAAGCTACACCCCATGTAGTCAATAGAATGATTAAGTGTTTTCTGATTTAACAGAATATAACTCTGTATTGACTCTGGGAACACATCAATCGGGAATATCAAGTCTTCCTTTGGAATCTCAATCTTCTCAATCTCTACTTTTCGAATCTTACGCTCTCCATAGCCTTCCTTGTACAACTCCTTAGCAGCAGCAGAATAGTCTCCATTGAAGTACTTGTAAGCGTAGATACTAAACGGAGTTAGAGGTGTCTCGTGAGGGTAAATCGTGGCCGTGGTAAAGAGATAACATAGTCCAGTATCCTTGTATATAAATCCATGCAAGGCATCCTTAGAATTAGTTTTTCTTATCACTATGCGGTCGGTCAAGTGCTTAACTGCGGTAAACTCATTTGCAATTAAGTCCAAGACTCTGTTTCTCTGATTGTAATCCTCCCAAGGAGTCAATCCACTATACTCTGTATTTTCCACCTTGACTTCCACCTTGGCTTCATCGTAGTGGAAGTATCGGCATAGGCTAAACAAAATGTCTCTCTCCTCTTCTGTGATCTCCTGGATTTGCTCATAAGACATCTCCGATACTTGGTTGTCATAGATATAGATATACCCACCCGTACCCCTAGTTTCAATTAAGGCTTGAGAATGTCCCTTTAGAGTTGCAAGCTTTCTGTTACCTTCTACCTTAGAGCATCTATATATAATATGATAACCTGAGTTTATAGTCTTATATATAACAAACTTTCTATTAAAGTCATCAATATGATCAGATATAAATGAAACAAACTCACTCCAAAACTTCTTTCCATCTTGGATAGTAGGAAATACCTTTAAGTCTACATCTATACACTCAACATTATAATAACCTGTTATAATACCGTACCCTTTGGTCTTGGCTTCGAGCTTCTCTAATTCTGACTTTTCTATCTTTTTTGTCTGGTACTCCTTCCATAAAATCAGAGGCTTTTTACCCTCCGATATGGGCATTACGCTGAACCCTGAGTTCAGTAAATTGATTGCTCT